CTTATGAAACACGTCAATGATATGATTCGTCTTCGCCGTAAAGAATCCATTTAATTTATTTAAGATATCTTGAGAATTCTCCCAGATGATTTTCAGCCAGTAAGTTATCTCGCTATATTTCTTCCCTCCCGATGACAGCAATTTACCGATAGATCCCAGAGCCGATGTCAATCCACTTACAAGGTTTCCGATTCCTGTAATGATATTCGACGTCGCTCCAAAAACAGCCTCAAAAACTTTTCCAACTCCTTGAATCACTCCACCAACCACATCAAACGCCTTACATAACGCATCCGTCACAGTCTCTCCAACCTTCTTTAAATCAACGAATTTCGCCACTAAGAGACCAATCCCTATCGGTCCCGCCATTTTCGATATACTTCCGAGAAATGACCCTGAGAGATTCCCAAATAATCCACCTCCACCTGAGCCGCTTTTAGAACCCGTCAATAAATTGCCTATACTTGAGAAAACTCCTGAAATCCCAGAAAAAAGATATTCGCCACAAAACCCAGAGTCCACTTCGTAACCATCTTCGCCACAAGGTCAAAAAACTGAGTCTTAATCGTTCCCCATACACCTTTTAACGCATCTTTAAAACTCTTTGCTCCCTGTAAAGCTTCACTCAATTCATTAATCCATTTCGACCTAATACTCTCCGCCATATCCTTCCACATATTCACCACGCTATCTCTATCCGTCTTGATATTCTTTTTCGTCGATTCCTTGAATCCTTTCGTATCTTCCTCCATATCTGAGATCGCCTGACCCAACACATCACTCATATCTCTGGCCGCTGGAATTGCTGTTTCTGATAAGGTCGTTGATAACTCTTCTATTTCTTTCTTCGCACTATTTACCGCCTTCTCATAATCATCAAGTGATATTTTTCCATCCTTATACGCCTGTTCCAACTGCTTCATATACTTTTCTAACTCTTCTACCCTGTCTCTCTTCTCTTTTATTGTCTTAATCCCTAAATCTTTCAGATAATCCAACCAGCTTTTAGTCTTCTCTTCCGCCGTCCCAACCTCAGCCCAGTAGTCTTTCAATTTCAACTGAGTATTACCCAGAGAATCCCCAAAATCTTTATTAATTGTAACTGAGGCCTCTTCCGTAACCAGTTTCGTCTCATTCAATTTCTGATTCGTTTCTTCAAGAGCTTGATGGAGATTTTTAGCAAATTTCTTGACTACCGGGATCTTTGCCAGCTTCCCCATCAACCACGTCATCGCCCCGATAATCTTCTCCGCCATCCAATTGAATATATCTTTCGCCTTATTACCCAACCACGTAAACGCCTGAATCGCACCACTTCCTATTGCTTTTGAAATATTTATAATCGGTGATATTACCGCCTTGAATATACTGAGAATGAAATTCCAAGCCGCTTTTACATTATTCGCTATTGTCATCCATGCCGCTTTGAACACCGCCGAGACTGTCCCCCATAACTTCTTGAAAAACTCAGATATCGGCTTCCAATTCTTAATCACCAGGAAAGCAACACCGGCCAACGCCGTCACCGCCGCCATCGCTATTCCAATCGGTCCTGCCAACATCGCAAATCCACTCGCCAACGCCGGTAATACCATCACTATCGGCCCCAGAGCCATCCCTAAGACTCCTACCGCACCTCCCAACTTGACAATCAAACTCGTCAGCTTTGGATGCTCTTTCGCCCATGCCGATACTTTCGATATAACCTGAGAGACCTTCTCCACCAAATCCGTAATCTTCGGGATTATCACATTACCGATAGAAATCGCCAATCCACTCAAAGACGCCTTCAGATCCGTCTGAGCATCCGCTAGAGCCGCCGCCTTGTCTGCCGCTTCTTTATCAAACACCACTCCTAACTCATGAGCTTTCTTCCTTAATTTCTCCATTCCTTCCGGACCCTGTTTGAAAAACGGCAACAACTGCGTCCCTGCTCTTCCGAAAATATCCGTCGCTGTAGCCGCCTGTATCGTCGGATCCTTCACCTTTCCAATCGCATCTGCTATCTTGAGAAACTGCTGTTCCGGACTGAGACCCTGTAGATCTTTAACCTCAATCCCGATTCTCTCAAACGCCCTCAGATATGTCGTCATTCCCTCAGACGCATCAACTATCGTCTTCTGCATCTTTTTCACGCCCTTCTCAAATCCCTGAAGGCTCGCCCCTGATATCTGAGCCGCATATTTCAACTCTGAAAGAGCCTCTGTCGAAAAGCCTGTCCTGAGAGCCATCTTTTGAACTTCATCACCAGCCTTCTTATAATGATTAATCAATCCTCCAAGAGCCGCTGTTATTCCACCACCAACCGCTGTCATCGCCATTCCAACCTGCCTGAACTGCTTTTTATGCTTCTCCAATGCTGTATTTGCATTTCTCAACCCGGACTGCAATTCCGATATATCCGCTCCAATCTTGACTAATAATGACTTAACCGTCATCATTCTTTCACTCCTACACTCTTTTTAATCTCTTCCAACTCTTTCATTTTCTCTTCTTTCGTCATGATTCTCGGCTCTGAAAAAGCCTCAGGCAGAAGGCTCTGAGGTCTAACCCTCTTTGAGGAAAAACAATTGATAATCGCCGCCGCCAGCCAAGCGGTTCTCTGCCACTCTCTCTTCTCTCTCTCATTGAAGATTTCAACCTTCTCTTGAAGTTCCGATGGCGTTAATCCTTCAAACTCCTCAGATGTTATGCCTATTGAGAGAGCCGTTTTCCTTGCTTTTTCGAAATAGTCGTCTTTTTTTTTACAGGACCAACTCCTATCTGCTCCGTCATCGCCTTCATAACCACCTCAACAATATCAATCACCCTATACTCATCCGGGACTTTTTCATCAATTAACTCCTCCACTTTCTCAACCGTCAAACTCTCATCTTCCCAGACAAGACCAGCCCAGACTATTTTCGGTAACTCATCCAACTTCATATTGACCAACTCTGAGATATCCTTATCTCCAAACTGCTCCCTGATTAACCTTATCGCCTTGAATCCGAATTTCAACCGTCGAGGCTTATCAAGGTTCAATACATCTTTCATTAACTCACCTCAGAAATTAGGCTTTAGCTGTTTCTGCAATCTCTCCATCAGAGATAAGAGAGAACGATACGGTTCCAACATCTTCATTAGGCCCGGAGACCGTCAGACCTGTCATGATGAAATAACCAATATACTCATAGCCCGAAGTCTCAACCTTACAATGGACTTTCTGATGAGCTACACCTGTCCCGGTAACCAATCCCTTTTTCAACTCAGTCCAACCGGCATCATCCTCAATAAGAAAAGCATCAAAATCGACTGTAACCTCTCTGTTTCCGAGTTCTCTTTCCTTCCAGCCGTTAGAATCCTTATCAGTCAAATCCATTGGATCTTGAGAGAATGAAATAGTAGCATCTTTCTGCCCTCCGACTTTCGCCCATGACGGTGTTTGAGGATCTCCTGTGTTCACACTCACATAAATGTCCTGACCTTTTGTTTTAGCCATCTCGTTTTACCTCCATTCTTTTATCTTTCTAAAGCTCCTCAATGAGAAGCTTATATTTCAAAATTCCATGACGGGTCACTCCGTCAATATCTATGATGATCTCAAGAGAATCTAAGCCTTTCCAAACAGCTTTAAACTCAGGACTTAAATCAATATCTCCTGAAGTTAAAACCTGAAGAGCCGCTCCCGTCATCTCTAAAACTTCTTTTCTCCCCTTATACTGAGACCAGAGGTCAATCGTTGATATTACTTGCATCCCTGGTATAAATTTATCTGACCAATCACTTGAAGTTACCGCCCCCATTGAAACATAGGGAAAATCCGCATTTTCCGGCACATCATCATAAACCGAATAACTGAGATTATCTTTCAGCCTGTTATATATCGCCTCATGTAATTTCAATAACGGTGATCTCATCTCATAAACACCTTTTTAAGATTCTCAAAAAACTTATCTTTCACCTCTTCATAGCTGGGCATAAGATACGGCCTTGCTTTCAATCCTCTCTTTGCGATAATCTTACAAATCGGCCATGCTGACTCAAATCCATGATGTCTCGCCCAATGTTCCAGAGCATCCGGCGGTGGAAAATGCGGCCTCGTCCCATACTCCACATAAGGACCATACGGAGCAGTCGGCCCGATCTCTGCATGATCTCCATTGAAAGCAAACTCAACGATTATCGAGTTTCTCAGATGACCCGTATCTATCGCCTTATAATCCGCCAATCTCTCCTTCGCTTTTTTCTGAATCTTTAATGAAGATTCTGCTATCTCCTGCCTCACTTCCTTCGTCTTTCCAACGATCTTCATCACCTCTTTCTCAACCTCTTTCATCCCCTTTAATTCCAGAGAGACCTTCATCCTCACTTCTCCTCTATACAGAGAATCTCCAAGAACCGATGAGCTTCCTCTATATCCAAGATGCTCTCAATATTGAATACTCTATCTCCCAACTTGATCCTCATTTCTTCCGTAATATCACTTCTGAATCTGATTCTTACTCTATGCGAAACTTCATTCTTAATTTGATGGGCATAGAAATATTCCGTCCCTCTCAGCGGCTCTATCTCCGCCCAGACCTCCGCGACATCACTCCAACTAATCGTATGGCCTCCCATACCATCTTCCGTCTTTTGAGGAGACTGAATCGTCACCCTTCTCCTCATTCTCCCAATTAAAAATTTCTCTTTCATAATTCATAAATCACATAAGGCTCAAGAACTACTTTCACCACTTCTGGTATTTCTTCCACTACTCCTCTATTTTCATAAAGAGCCGCAATAAGCTGTAAAATTCCTTGTTTTATCCCCTCAGGAACATCCGAAGCACTATCGCCATAGCCAGCCTTATATTCCACAATAAACGACCCAAATCCTCGATGTGAAGGCCAAGAACAGCCCGGCTTTAATCTAATTCGACCTTTTGAATTCTCCGCAGTCTCTACCACATAAATATCCGAACTTACTTCCGAACTATTCCCATCCTCATCAATGACCGAGATCTTTTCGACACTCTGAATTGGTGGCCTCGGCAATCTCACCTCACTCCCTACCGCATCGAAAATCATATTCCACGTCTGAGTAATAAACGCCCTTCTCGTATAGCCTTCACATAACTGCCGAGCCGCTTTGATGATATCCGAGATCAGGTCATCATCATCAGAGGTATCAATTTTTAGATAGTTTTTTACCTCTGATAAACTTACTGGCTCGGTGGATGGTGCTGTTTTTAACTTTAACTTCATCCTTGCTCTCCTTCGGACCTTTGAGACTTTTATCTTTCTCAGCCCAGCCTAATCTCAGGAATACTGACGCCAGACTCTCCGGCAGTTCATAACTCTCACCAACCTTGTAGGTCTCAACTCTTATTCCATCCGGTGAACCGAGAGATTCTTTTAACATTCTTACTTTCATTCTTTTCTCCTTTCTATCTTCATAGAGCAGGGAGGCTCTCCGCCTCCCCACTCTTTTAATCTCTACAACCATCCCTTACTTATTAAACAACAGGAGCATGACGAGGAAATCCCTTGACTACCACAGCACCGAAAACACCACCAGTAGAAGGAGATCCGGTTACTGTCTTGAGATCAACTCTCAGATACCTCTTAGAGCCGATATATCCGAAAACTTTGATCTTGTCATCATCATCAACAGCAAAAGTAGGCTCAGAACCGAGAAGGTCACTATCAGCAACAGCGGCGGCATCAGAAAGATCAGACTCATCTCCCTCTTTCAGCTCGAACTCATAAGAAGTTCCATCTGTAATTGTTCCACTTACAACCATAATCAACGCACCTTGAAAACCCTGAAGATCAATAACATTCTGACCGTCTGTAGCCGTCTTCATAGTGGCGAATTTCAAAGAAATTTCACCAACTAAATCATGATATAAATCTTTCATTTTTTACCTCCCTTTTCTCTCATTAAGCGGCGATTTTCATCTTCACAACAGCCTCAGGTAGAACAACCTGACCATTGAATCTCTTTCGAGCTATAAGGCCGATTTGACCATATTCAGCATACTTCTCCACTAACCTTTGAATCTCAATCTGAACTCTATCAACTACCAGATAACCACTTCTAAAATCCCCAAACATAATGGGATAAGCATTAGCGGCAATATCCGGCATATCAGGAGCTTCAACAATAGGATAACCGGCTAATCTTGAGGGCTGTCCAGCCTGAAAAGATGGCTGCCACAGATAACGATTATTCCCATCTTTCAACAGCATAACAGCGGCTATAGTGTTCCGATTCATGAGCCACCGAGCATTCCTGAGATATGCAGATTTCACTTTATAGGGCAACTGAACAATAGCATCTGCCGTAACAGCCGAAGCACTTCCACTATTGAGAGAGCTAATATCGCCATTTGTCAGCAATCCCTCAGCCTTTCCTACTCCATCACCGCTAACAAACTCTTTACCTTCCAGAATAGCGAACTGAGTAGCAAACTCCTGATTGATTTCAGCTTCAAGATTGAATGCAGTATCTTCCAGATCCTGTTTTGTAACCTTAACAAGAGCATACGCTTCAGGAAGATCCATCTGCTCTAATCCATACTTCAAACCTTCAGTTTCAGTTCTCTCTCCCATCTCTGTAGTTCTCTGAGCAGAAAAAACGCCTGTTCTCTTGGGAATCATAACTAAAGACCGAGAGGTTCGTCTCACTCGAGCAATCTGGCGAATGGGAGAGAACTCTTGAACAGTCTTAATGATTTCATTCACATATTCCGCAGGAGCAAGATATCCACCTGTCTCAGAGTCAGAGATTTTCAAGACCTTCTGCTCTTCAGGTGAAAGAACTCCCTTCCTCAACCATTTCTCGAAAATAACTTTCTCCTCAGAAGGCTTTGATTCCTCTTCCTTACCAAAGCCCGGACGATCCACTTTCTTCTCTACTTCAGCAAGCCGATTCAGCATTTCAGAAACAGATTTGCTCTTGAACTCTTCAAAATCAGCTTTCGTAAAAATCCCCTCTTCAGTCTTTTCAAACCTTTCCCTCAAATCTTTGACTAAACCATGTAATTCCTCAATTTTCTTTTCCATGTTTTTTTACCTCCATTAAATTTTTGAGCTTTTTAAGCTCCTCAATCGTCTCTGACAATAAGCGGTCTTCCGGCTTATCATCCCCATCCTGCGGCTTCTCATCGCTTTTCTGAGTGCTTTTCTGCGGCTCAGCGGCCTCGAGAAGTGCAGTCAAGGCATTTATCGCCTGTTTTATTAACTTCGAATTTGCAGAGCTGATAACTTTACCAGCCTTTTGCTCTATATTTTCCTTTTTGACTGCTGTAACAGTCGCCTCTGGATTCGCCTGAAACGTGCAGAGTGAAACTTCCCAGAGCTTTATCTCTTTCAGCTTTCTTGTTTCTTTGTCCCAGACCTCTTTGATCGTGTCATAGCCAATAGACAAGCCTTTAATCGCTTTCTGTTTCAGCAGTTCATATTTTTCCCTCGCCTTCTGAACTCCCATGTTTAACTTGCCGATGATTTTAAGCCCCTTGCTGTCCTCTTCCGCCTCAACAATACCTAAAACATCTCTCGGGTCGTGATACCAGAGCAGAGGAAACTCCCTCTTTTCCGTCAACGTCTTCTTAAACGCCCCCGGCTCTACCACATCATTCACCGCATCCTTTACATCAAACACAGATGCATAGCCCTCAAATTGACCGTCTTCTTTCAATTCTTTAAGCTCAAACTTAAAAGTCTTTTTCTCCATTTTTCTTTTACCTCCTAACTTGATAGCTGACACTACACCTGCAATGAGGATGAGCAGGTGGAGCATCCAGCCCGATTGAAAATGTCTCATTTATATCAACTTCCTCTCCATCGAGAGGCTCACAGATCTCACACAGCCTGTCATCCGGAGAGGTGAGCCAGATCTTCCTGACTTCTCCCTGAATATATCCACTCTCAACAGCTTGCTGAATCGAATACAACTGACCCTTGTTATATGCAAAAGACAGCTCCGTCCTTGATATTCTCATCGCCCTATTCTTCCTTAGAAACTCCGCATACCGCTTTATCTGCTTCCTTATTACTGATTGAGAGACTCCTTCCTCTTTCAATGAGTTATAGAACCTCGCAACCGCCATCGCCTCCCTTTTCGTCAACCCAACTATCTCCTTTAATTTCATCGCCAGCTGATACGACGTTGTCGGCTCCTGAATGACAAACTGCTCGAGAACTGCCTGAACCGCCTCACTCTGCTGAGCTGTAAGCTGAACAATAAGCTCTCCACCATGATCATTTACCCAGTTCTGGACTGATTGATGAGTCGTATTAAACTCAAACTGCTTCCACTCCACAGAATTGATTTTTTTCGTTATTTTCGTTCCGGCTCTATAAATCGCCTCTACCCATTCCGATAAAAGCTCCTCTCTAACAAACTCTCTTATCTCCTCACTCCATTTGTCACGCCATTCACTCGGGACTCCACCCATCTGAATCATCTTCTCTGCCTCTTTTACCGTTATTCCTTCACTCCATTTCTTCCACATCTCTTTTAATGGCCTTATTACCTTCTCCTCATGCTTTTCTATGTAGCTTCGAAGCTCAAAGAGATTATTCGCATCCGTCAGAACAATCCGCCTCTCTTTCGCTTTACCTTCGATTTGAATCATCTTCACTCCTCAAGAATGTTTTTCCCACCTATCGTCAGAAGCGGTATCAAATTACCTGGAGTGAGAATCACATCTCCGCCATCAACCTCATCATATCCAAGCATCACCCTTGCCTCATTGACAGAAATAACTCCTGCCTTCACTCCCTCAACTGCCCTTTTCCAGACCTTCTCTCTCTCTTCCTGTAAAGCTTCAATCTCCTCCCTTTTGTAATCCAGCCGGAGATTGTCACCGAACAGTGGAGAGAGCCAATTGTTAAACTCATCCCTGATATAATCCAGAAGCGGTAAAACCGTCTCCTCATAAAACGCTTTTCTCGCCTCTTTATAATTGCTGTATGTTTTCTGCTCTGAATCCCCTATCAACTCCGGCGGCACATGGAATACCGAACAGATTTTTCTTGTCGTAACTTTATCCGAGTTGAGCCAGTCCATATCTTTCGGTGAAAAGGCAAACTGCTTCCAATCCATTCCCCCCTCAAGAATTAGAGGCATCGCCGCATTCTCATAGCCAAGATAATTCTCTTTCAACTCTTTCCTCAGATTCTCCCTCTGCTCATCTTGAAGCCTTCTCTCGAAAAACAACGCTCCCGGAGGCCGGCAATCATTATCAAGGAGCTTCTTATTCCACTCCATCGCCATATTAGAAATATCGATTCCTCTGGCCGCTACCTCCAACGGTGACAGCCCGTAAAAATCATCCGTCGGATGAAAGAATCGAAAATGTAATATCTTCTCAAACTCAAACGGCACTTTCTGACCTGAGACTGAATACTCATAACCTCTTATCGGCTCTTTGCTGTCTCCCGCGATTATCTTCATCCTATCCGGCCTCAAACAGAATAACTCATGAACCGGACCACTCTTCGGCCCAACTCTCTCCACATAACTATTCCCTGAGAGATACAGAAACGAGACCATCCTTTCGAAAAATCCACTCTGCCCCTCAAATTTGTTCGGCCTTAAGATCAGCTTTCTATAAGGATGCTTCTCCGGAAGCTCCGTCAGCTTTCCTCTCTTCGTTTTCGGCACTTGATAAACACTCCACGGTACTCCACCTACCGATGAAGCTATGAGCTTCACACAGGCAAAAACCGTCATGCAGTTCTGATATCCAGCTTCAGTAAGTCTTTTATAGTCTTTGCCAGTCCAGACAGGATTATTCTGCTTCCAGAACAGAATCGCCCTGAATGTCTGGCTCTGTTTTTTCAAAAAAGCAAAAAACCCCATTTTACGGTCTCCATATCTTAGGCATTATCCTCTCTTTGCAGTGCGTATAAATGCCGTATCTAATGGCATCCATAGCGTGATTATTAAATTCAATCGGCATGTTCAGAGATCTGCCGTCTTTATCTTTCTTCCAGACATAGCTTTTCTGCTCCTTTATGATATTTGTACTTCCGTCTATGATATGAATCGTCTGCTCTTTTAAGAAATCAATTCCTGCCCTGACAGAATCAGGTCCCTTCGCTGACGGAAACGCATTGATCCCCATATCATAAAGCTCCTGTATCGACTTCGGCTCTGCTGCATCCCAGTAACTCTCCGCATCTTTGATCTCAAGCGATATCATTCTTTTCCCCAATTCGATATTCGTCAGTCCCGTCTCATAAATAACCTCTTCAACCCAGAACTCATTAGATTTCCTGTAGATCCTCACTAGAGCAGTCGGATCAACACTATATCCAAAATCTCCACCGTAAAAGATTTCATCTGGATTCTCAGGCGGCTCAGGAGCAATATCCCAATTGAATATAACGCCCTCTAATTCTCCCCATTCTCCGAGAAAATAGATTTTGTATAGATTCTCATCTGAGTCTTTATAGGAACGGAGTTTTTCAACCTCATCTTCAGTAGCCCAGGGATTATCAAGAATCGTATAATGAAGCCGATGA